GATTACACTGCAGATGAACATATACCAAATGATGCCTTGGTATTAGCGTGTAAAAAAGGTCATTGTGAAGTTATAAAGTGGCTATTTACAAAAGAACCTTATTTATCTAGTTTCCAAAATAGATGTAATATAGTTTATATATTTGAAATTAGTTGTTGTTTTAAAAATTTAGACATCGTCAAAATTATATTCCAAAAATTATCTGATTATATTAGTGAAAGGTCTAATATTCTCAATCAAGCATATAATAACGCTATAAATAATCAAAATACACAAGTAATAAAATGGTTGCTAGAAATAGATAAAAATAATCTATTAAATTATTGAAATTAGTACCATATAGTTGTATATAAATGCTATTTCCTTTTTACAGATGTTCATAATTATTCACCAGGTAAAGTTTTCATATATTTTTACAACATGTATCGTAAAAATATATTGTAATAATTATGCGAGAATATTAAATTTTCATTACTTTATTAGATTTAAATTTTTCTTTGGTTAAAAATTTCTTAAAAATACCCTTTTCTAATTGTTTTGAAGGTTCGTGTTTATGAACATTTCGTGCTATCATTTTATAAAGTTTAAATTCAGGATATCTTTCTTCGCCCGATTTTTTATACAAAATATTTTTTCCATTGTCATCCAAACACCAATTGCGTATTAGATTTGCTATTGGATTTTCTTTACAAATATCATCTTCTTCTTCGACTTGTTCTATAAAAAAGTCATACATGGAACAACCAAATCTGCATAAATCAAAACTATAGTTTGGTTCGATTCTTGGTTTTTCTTCATTGAAAAAAGGTTCAGTATTATATTGTGTATCGGCATCTTCACCTTTACTGAAACTATCACTACAAAAACGTTTGCCATTTATTGTAAAAATAGAACGTCCGAAATCGATTATTTTAAAAATGCGACCATGACTAGGCACTTTATATTTCTTGTTGTTTATTTCATAATATAAATGGCTTTCGTTTGTGTATTCAAAAACAATATTACTAGAATGCAAATCATTATGTGTAAATAAAAATTCTTTTTGATAATAATGTAAGATAACTATAATTTGGAATAAAATGGATTTCCATTCATTATTCGATATCTCATTATCCATCATATAGTTATCAAGGGTGTCTTCACAACATTCTGTAAAAATAGCCAATGTTGGATATTTTTTTATAATGGCGAATGATTCATTTTCTTCATCACTTGATTCACTACTACATTCACTTTCACTATCTGATTCACATGCTTCGCCATCATTTTCTACACTCATTTCATCATTTTCATCTGTATTATTGGTAACCGATGAAGAGCTACTACAGGTACTTGAATTATCGTCTTCGCTATCACCATTTTTAACTTTATTTGTATGTTCAATATTTTCATACACCATATCATTTACCATAGATGCTGATAAATCTTGATGAATATTTACTATTTGAGATGATATATCATTAGTAACTTTCTTGAAAATAGTATCGATGATATCGTTCGGGAATTCTTCAACTTCTAAATCAACGGAATTATTATTTATTTCGATCGGTTTTTTATATTTAAATGAGCGATTTACAAACAAAGAATTGTTATTTTCTATTTCGAATAGCGCATGCATATTGTTATTAAAAAAATGCGATTGAAACATATATTCTAAATCGTCTTCAACATTAATTTTAAAACCCTTCTGATTGGCTAAAAACATGCCATAATATTCGTTAGCGTGTACAAAGCCATTAACTTTCATTTTACTTGTTAAATATGAGAATAAAGCGTCTACGTAAGCTACATTATGTATTAAGTCATATTTTTCTAAAACATTGTCTTTTTTTTCATCAATGTAAGGAAGTTTATAAAATTCATTTTCATCAATGTCTTTATATTTTCCCATCATGTATTTAATAGGATCAATAAGCGGTGCGAATTTACAATAACAATGTTTATCATTTTTCACATTGGTTAATGTATTTTCTACTTCGATTACATATTTATTATAATTGATTTTTTCTTTGATTTTTGTTAATGCAAATGCGGAATTAAAGTTGACATTTTTATAATTCTTTTTGTTCAAATCAAAGAATTCTTTATAAATTGGTATATAATTTTGAATATCTTGTAAATTGGAGAATCCTTCATTTTCTAAATCTTTAAATAACTCTTCATTGCCATGTTTCGAGTAACCTATTTCCATTGGTATATAATTGTAAATTAATGGATATATTTAAACTTATTATTTATTAAATTTATATTTGGTTCGAATAAATATTAAAATTTTTTTATTAAATGATTATATGACTTTAGAACTGAAACGTTTTGATATGAAAAATATTTCATTTAAACCCAATGAAAATAAAGGGCCTGTTGTAGTTTTAATTGGTAGACGTGATACAGGAAAGAGTTTTTTGGTTAGAGATTTATTATTTTATCAACAAGATATACCTTTAGGTACTGTTATTTCTGGTACAGAAGAGGGAAATGGGTTTTATGGAAAACATGTACCTAAACTATTTATTCATAATGAATATAATACAGTCATTATTGAAAATATTCTAAAACGTCAAAAACAGGTTCTTAAACAAATGAATAAAGACATTGAAATGTATAAGCGGTCAACGATTGATCCACGTACATTTGTTATATTAGATGATTGCTTGTATGATGCGGGCTGGACAAAGGATAAAATGATGCGATTACTATTTATGAATGGTCGTCATTGGAAAGTGATGCTTATTATTACTATGCAATATCCTTTAGGTATACCACCTAATTTAAGAACGAATATTGATTATGTATTTATTTTGCGTGAACCTTACATTGCAAATCGTAAACGAATTTATGAAAATTATGCAGGTATGTTCCCGACATTTGAATCTTTTTGCCAAGTCATGGATCAATGCACAGAGAATTATGAATGTTTAGTAATTAATAATAATTCGAAATCAAATAAGTTACAAGACCAAATATTTTGGTATAAAGCCGATGCACACGGCGAATTCAAACTAGGTTCTAAAGAATTTTGGGAAATATCTAAAAATATGGGTTCCGATGATGAAGAAGAAACCTATGACCCAAATAGTTCTAGAAGAAAGGCAGCTGGTCCTAAAATAAATGTAAGAAAAACTAAATGGTAAAATACCTATTTAAATAATAATTTACTTACTATTTATGAGTGAAGAAATTATTAATATTCGAGAAATTAATGATAATGATTACTATAAAAAACATTTAGAATTGTACAAAGAATCATTTTCTATTGAACCCAATTTAATTGATATTGTTGATTATAGAAATTACATCCAAAAACAGAAGGAAAATGATTATTATATTTTTGTTATGGAAGAAAATAATATTATCATTGGTTCTGCTAGTTGTTTTATTGAAACTAAATTAATACATAATTTTGGTAAGGTTGCACATATAGAAGATGTTATTATTTCACAACATTATCAAGGATAAGGTTTAGGTAAAAAAATAATAGAATATTGTATTTGTTTTGCTGAAGAAAGTAATTGTTATAAAATTATTTTAGATTGTGACGATGATAATATTGCTTTTTATAATAAATGTGGATTTCAACGCAAAGGAAATATGATGTCAATATATTTTTAAATATATATATATAATTAATCTATATATATATATATATATTATATGCAATTTAATATGCCTACAAGGAAACCTCCTTTAAAAAAATCGTTACTGAAAAATAAAAAGCCCTTTATTTTGGATGATGATGATGTTAAGCACATTAAATTAAATAAAGACGATACTTTAAAAAAAAGTAAAATTGTATTTGAAACACGTTCAAATACAGAAAGTTCATCAGATCTAAATGTAGCGTCTGCAACAACAAATAAATTTTTAAGTTACGACCATAGCTTTTCAAGAAATTATGAAATCAATGCTTCCCTTGTTAAAAAAGACGATAATCTATTTGTATTAACATCTGCTCATCATAATGTAAAGAAATCAATTGTAAATCCTATTACACAATATACTTACAAAAATTTTGAACCATTATACGATTTTGATTTTGGGTCAACCGAAATGTTGTTAACAATTGATGAAAAAGACAAAGATTTTGTAGAAAATGTATATCCTCATGGTATAGGTATTGGAAGTGATGTATGGGGGTTCGTTAATAAAACATTTGACGGGGAACGTTTGATTGAAGAATATTATTCTTTGGTTACTACTGAAAAAGGTATGGTTATTTATAAAA